GCAGGCCAGGGCAGCCGCAGCGTGGGCTTCGCCACCGGCACGACTGACGACTGGGCGCTGGTCGCCGTCGCCGTCCGTGAAAAGACCGTCATCGCCCAGCCCGCTGCGGGCGCCGTCACCGTCGGGACCGCCACGCCGGCGGTAGTCGCCCAGAACTACATCCTGATCCAGCCCGCGGCTGCCGCGATCACCATCGGGACCGCGACCCCGACCGTCGTCGCACTGAGCAACGTCGTCGTCCTTCCGGCCGCGGCGGCCATCACCATCGGGACCGCGACCCCGACCGTCGCTCTGCCGAAACTGGCCCAGCCCGCCGCAGCCGCCGTCGCGATCAGCGGTGCAGCGCACCACGTCGGGGACGTGTGGGTCATCCTCCCCGCCGCCGCCGCCGTGGCTGTGGCGGGCGCGACCGCGGCGGTTGGCACTCCGGTCAGCATCGCACCGAGCGCCGCCGCTGTCAGCGTCGGCACGGCCACGCCCGCGGTCGTCGGCCAGAACTGGCCGAAGGCCCAGCCGGCCGCCGCTGCGGTCACGGTGGGCACGGCCGCCCCGGCAGTCGGCACCCCGGTCAGCATCGCTCCCGCAGCGGTAGCCGTTGCCGTCGCCGGGGCCACGCCAGCGGTCGTCACGAATGCGCTCGTCCAGCCTGCCGCCGCGGCGATAGCGATCGGGACGGCAACCCCGGCCATCGTCGCCCAGGACTATCAGAGCATCCAGCCCGGTCCAGTCGCCGTCAGCGTCGTGCCCGCGACGCCTACCGTCGTGGCGCAGGACTACCGGCTGGTACAGCCAACCCCAGCGGCCCTCGCAGTGGTCGGAGCCGTCCCGGTCGTCACGGCCGGCGCATCCGTTCAGATAATCCCCGCAGCCGCCGCGCTGAGCGTGACGGGCGCAGTTCCCGCCGTCCTGACTCCGACCTCCGTCAACCCGGCAGCCGCCGCGCTCCTGTTCGCCTTCGCGACCCCGGCAGTCGTGGTCGCTGGCGGAGCGGTCGTCACGCCCGGACCGCTGGGCCTGACGCTGACTGGCTACCCGCCGCTCGTCACGGTGACGGGTGCGACACCCACGCCGTCCGGTGGGGGACGCCGTCGCCGACCTGAGCCGCCCATAGACATCGCATCCGATGACGACGACGTGCTCGTCTTGATGTTCGCCGCATAGGAGACGCCCATGACTACCCCGATCCGACCCCCGAAGGACGACCTCTTCCGCGCGATGCAGTCCGGCATCTCCTCGGAGGACGGCCGCACCCTGACAATCCGGCTCGCCCCGGCCGACTCGTGGGCCGAGATCGAGTCCGTGACGGAAGGCCACTTCATGGAGCGGTTCAAGGCCGGCGCCTACCGCAAGACGATGGCCGAGAACCCTCCGAAGATCCTGTTCCAGCATGGCCGCGATCCGCAGATCGGCGAGAAGATCATTGCCACGACTGACGAGACGGGCGAGGACGCGATCAGCCCGTTCGCCCGCGGCCAAATCCTCGACGGCGTGCCGGAGCTCGTCGTCGATGGTCTCCGGAAGGGAGTCTACGGCTCGTCGCACCGCTTCAGCGTGGTGCGCGATGAGTTCAACCCGAAACCGAAGCCCAGTGTTCACAACCCGAAGGGGCTGCCCGAGCGCACGATTGCCGAGGCCCGGCTCTTTGAGCTGGGCGCGGTCACCTGGCCGGCCTACGCGCAGGCGAGCGCAAGCCTTCGCTCGCTCACTGATGAGTTCCGCCTCAGCGGGATCACCGCTGACGCGGAGCATCTCCGCAACCTCGTCAACTACATCGACCCTGACGCACCTTCCGTCGGCGCCGCGGCAGAGCCGCACCCCGAGCCGGAACGCCGCGAGACGGTCGCCCCACCGACCACCCCGACACTCGAAAGGAAGTCCACCGTGGAATACGTGACCCGCGACGAGAAGTCGTCGCGCGTGACCGAGCTGAAGGCCGCGCTCGCGCGCCAGGCCGTCGAGTACCCCGGCGTCCTGCCGGCCGACGCCCAGGCGACGTGGGACGCGGACAGCTCCGAGCTGGAGACGCTCGAACGCGACATCAAGGCGTGGGACGAGCGGCAGACCCGCCTCGCCGCCTACGCCAACGACCCGGCCAAGGTCGAGCGGACCTACGAGCCCGTGGCCTCGTTCGCCCGCAAGACCGAGAGCGACATCTACGATCTGTCGGTCGTGGATCGCGCCGGCTCGCAGGACAAGCGCGACCAGATGCTTCGTGACAACGCGATGCGCTCGGTCGAGCAGGCGAGCTTCCCGCACCCCAACTCCCGGCCCGACGAGGCGCGCGACCACCTCGCGGAGCTCCTCGACTACCGCGACACCGGGGACAAGGAGCTCGCACGGCGCGTCCTCCTGACCGGCAACCCGACCTATCGCCGCGCTTTCAACAAGGCGCTGCTCGGCGTTCCGCTCTCTCCCGAGGAGCAGCGCGCCGCGGCCCTCGCCGTCGTGGGCACGACCACGACCGGCGGCTACGCCGTTCCCTACGTGTTCGACCCGACGATTGTCCCGATCGGCGCCTGGACCTCCATCAACCCCTACCGCCAGGCTTGCAGGGTCGAGACGATCGTGGGCGGCAACGTCTTCACGGGCGTCGCGTCGGGCGCCATCACGGCCGTCCGCACGACTGAGGCCGCGGTCGCCGTCGAGGCGGGCCCGACCTTCGAGCAGCCGACCTGCACCGTCAAGCGGGTGCAGACCCTCGTCACCTATTCCTTCGAGACCGAGCAGGACCGCCCGGACATCGCGTCCGAGATGGCCGTGCTCATCAACGACGCCAAGGACACCGAGGAAGAGTCGGCCTTCACCCTCGGGACCGGCGCCGCTTCCGCCCCGTTCGGGATGTTCGGCGTCCACGCCACCACCAACGGCTTCTGGCCGATCCTCGACACGGCCGCCGCGGCCTTCGCCATCGGCGACCTCTACGTGGCCGAGGCGACCCTGCCGATCCGGCACCGCATGAACGCCGCGTGGTTCATGTCCCGCGGCACCATCCGTCTCATTCAGGCAGTCGAGACCGTTTCGGGCGAGCTCTTCGGCGGCCAGTATTACGGCGCCGTGGGCAACCCCGTCGCGACCCCCTCCGGCAACACCGGCCTCAAGCTCCTGGGCTACCCGGTCTGGGAAGTCCCGTCGGCTGTCTCCACCACTACCGTCGCGGACTCCATCTATGCGACCTTCGGGAACCCCCAGAGGTTTGTGGTCGTGGACCGCGCAGGGATGGACATTTCCATCATCCCGCACATCCTGAACGGCGTCGTCCCGACCGGCCAGCGCGGCCTGTACGCCATGTGGCGGAACAGCGCGTTCACCTACGGCGCGGCTGGCGCCCCGACGACCGGCGGGCTCCGGCTCACCGTCAAGTCCTAAGCCCAAACGGCCGGGGGCGACTCACCTCGCCCCCGGCCACCCCAGCAGAGAGGACCCGACATGGCCAAGGGAAGCGAGCGCACCCTGCTCGTCGCCACCGAGTCGTTCCATAGCGCCATGCCGGATGGATCGACGTTCCTCGTTCGGAAGGGCCAGACGATCGTCTGGTCGGACCATCCGGCAGCCAAGAAGAACCCGGCATGGTTCAAACCGGTTGAGCCAACCCACGAGACGCCGGGCTACGTCGAGTCCGCCACGGCCGCGCCGGGCGAGAAGCGGGGCTCGTGATGTCGTACCGCTACACCAGCATCTCGGCCGCTCCGGTCGGCTCCGCGAACGGCTACAAAACGAGCGTCAACATGAGGGCCAGCGCCTACGCGCTCGACGCCACCGCCCCAACGTTCGGCGCCCGCCACGTCACCTGCACCCGTTCGGTCGTCGTCGCGGGCGACACTCCGGGAACCATCGTGCTCGTCGGCAAGGATCTCAACGGGCAGACGATCACCGAGACGCTTGTCCCCGGCGCCCACGGCGTCCTCGTCACGGGCACCAAGTTCTTCGCGTCGCTCACCTCCGCGACGGGCGTGGGCTGGATCATCAGCGGCGTCGGCGACGAAGACACCATCGTCATCGGCTGGGACGCCATCAACGCCGTCGCCACGGGCTCGGGCGTCTTCCACGCGATCATGGTGAACACCACGGCTGCCGGAATCATCACCGTCGCCGATGCGAATGGCACGATCGCCGTCCTGCCGTCCAACGTGGCCGTCGGCTTCTACGGACCCTATGACGTGGCGTTCGCGGGCTACCTCAGGGTGGAACCGGCCGCCGCTTCTCAGATCACCGTCATGCACACCGGCTCGAAGCCGGGCACCTGGTCGGCGTAGGCAATGCGCGTCGTCTGCGGCTGGTGCCACCATCCGACCCCGCCGGGGGTCTGCGACTACTGCGGCCGAGCGGCTGCGGTGCCGTGGATCCAGCGGGGCATGGCGGTGCCGGCCGCAGACCACGACGGCGGGCAGGGCCGGCCCTCGCTCGACGCCCGGGACACCCGCGCGCTCTACGACTCGGCCGTCACGGCCATCCTGGCGTCCGGCCACGAAGCGTCCATCGACGCCATCGCCGAGAAACTCGACCGAAGCCCGCGCACCGTGCGCGCCTGGAAGGCCCGGTTCGGGCTGTGAGTCTGCCAGTTCTCTGCCTATATCTGGCCGTACATCCCTGTAAGGATTAGCCCATGGCAACCTCGGTCGGTTCGTATGCAACCTTGGCCGCCGTCAAGCTGCGGCTGTCCGGCACCTTCGACAGCACGGACGACACCGTCATCGGGTCGTTGTGTGATCAGGTGAACGCCTACATCGAGAGTCCGGCCGGGTGCGGGCGCGTCCTCGCACCGCGCCCCGTCGGCTCGGGCGTCGCGTCGGCCAACGAGATCCAGACCGTGACGCTCGGAGGCGTAGGCCTCGCGGGCGGCCACTGGACGCTCACCTTCAACGGCTCCACGACGACTAACCTCGCCTGGAACATCAGCGGGGCCAACCTCCAGATCGCGCTCCGGCTCCTGCCGACCATCAACGGGGACAACGTGACCGTCACGGGAGACGGCCCCTACGCCATCGAGTTCATCGGGACGCTGGCCGGGCTGGCGCAGTCGCTCATGACCGCAGACGCCGCGCATCTCACGGCTGGGACGTGCACCGCGACCGTCGTCCTCACGAGCACGCCCCAGACGGCGCTCTACTACTTCGACGGCAACGCCTCCCGCGTGCTCTGGCTCGACGTGCGCTCCGTCAGCGAGCTGGCCGTGGCAACCCAGACCGGCGGCTCCTACACCGTCATCCCGGCCACCGACTACTTCCTCCGGCCGCTGCCGCAGGACCGCGATCCCGGCTGGCCTGCGACGCGCATCGAGCTGAGCGACTGGCCCACCGGCGCGGCATGGTTCTTCTGGCCGGGCTATAACACCGTCCGCGTCAAGGCCGTCACCGGCTGGCCGGCCATCCCCGACGAGATCACGGACGTGGCCTTGACGATGGTCGTTCGCGCGTGGCACGCCCGCCAGGGCGGGCAGACTGACATCGTGGGCACCGACGAGACGGGCGCCCCCGTCGTCTCGCGCTACCTCTCGGGACGCGACCGCGAGACGCTGAAGCGCTACCGCGTGGCGCACCCGTTCGCATGAACCTCCTGACCGTCGCCGATGGCCTCGCCGCCCGGTTCGCCCCCGGCGTCGTCACCCCACCATCCGGGCTCAAGAACATCACGGCGGCCACGTCGCGCCCACCCAACGCCATCCCGAACGCGCCGTTCGTCGTGGCGTGGCCCGTCCGCGGTGACATCACGATCCCGCCCGGCACCCGCGAGGGCGAGCACGAGTTCTCGGTGATCTTCTACCTCGCCAAGTCCGACGGCGAGACGCCGCACCAGTACGTCGCGCTCATGTCATGGCTCGGCGTCCTGCTCGCGCAGCTCGACGGGCAGATGCAGCTCGGCGTGGTGCCCTCGACGTGGTCCGTCAAGAAGGCCGAGATCATGTCCTGGGAGATCGGCGTCCACGTCTACGCCGGCGACACCTACGAGGGGATCACGCTCACCGTCCACGTCTGGACGGTCGACACCGTGATGCTGGTGCCCTGATGCCGGTGAGCGTTGACGTGCGCGGCATCCCCCAGGTGCAGAAGGCGCTCGGCTCGCTCGAGGGTCCGGCCATGAAGAAGACGCTCCAGGCAGCGTCGAAGGCTGGCGGCAAGGTACTCAAGAAGACGGTGCAGGCAGAGGCACCGAAGGGCGCCACGGGCAATCTGCGGAAGTCCGTCTCGGCTCGCACCGTCCGGCGCGACCGACCCGGCACCGTCATCAGCCCGCGGCCGAAGGTCGCGTTCTACCGGCACATGGTCATCGGCGGGACGAAGGCCCACGGGCCACGCAAGCCGCAGAACAAGGTGCTCATCTTCAAGGGCAGCCGGGGGCAGGATGTTCGCACCCCGTGGGTCAAGGGCGTCCAGCCCAATCCATTCGTCTCTCGCGGCTTCGACCGCGGCCAGGCGGCGGCAATGGCCGCCCTAG